GCCAAGTGTAGTGATCTCCCGTAGATCCTACAAGGGATGGTTTCGTGTCCCAGTTAGGTACACGAGCCACGTTTGTGACATATCTCACTCTATCATGCCTGATAGAGATTGACATGTTATTTACCTCGCCATATAAGAAGGCAATCTCTAATCCAGCAGGATTAAAGATCAACTTTCTTAGCAACTTGCGCGGAGCACGGAGGCCCTGTTCAGTGATGCGAATCTTCGTTGGACGAGAAAGAGTTCTACGATAAACGTAGGACCCGTTCAAATCCAAGTGGACAGCATCAAGGAAAGACAATGGGACTTTTATGCCTGCATCGTCATTTTCCTGATACGGGACGTAAATACGAAATTTACGCGGTATCAAAGAAAATAAATAACCTATAGTAATAGGTAATTTAATGCCGGTATAAGCAGACCAATTGTTTAGCAAGTTTATAGCAACGTAGATATCTTGCACAGAATCGAGTTTCTTAACAAAAACCGACCTGATAAGACGACCTTTAAAAAAGTCGCCCCCGCAAGACTCTCGAAACGGACCTTGTATAAAGGTCTTGTCAGGATTTGGCTTAAATCCAAGTCGACGGAGATAATATAACACCTTACGAGCACAGTGTGCTGGTACGATGATATCATCACCGAAAACCGAGAAATCAGTCAGAGAGCCTAAAGGGCTGAATATACTAATTACAGCCTTGACAAGTGAAGAGAAGATGATAGTCTGGAGGGGAAAGGTAAAACCATTCCCCATCGTAGATATCATGCTTAGGTCAACTCTAGTACCACGGTACTCTGTTGAAGGAGACCGTAGTAAAAGAAGGAGATCATAAAACCACCCAGGAAGGAAGGTTTTACATAAGCCGAGCGAAACACAATCCGAGGCAGATGACAAATCGATTGTTGAAAAAAGATTGTCATAAGAACCGGATTGTGCCATCTGTTTGTTTCGAACCGGTTGCTTACTCAACGAAATTCCAAAGAATTCGTTAAGTCGAACTTCCAGTATCGAGGCGAGCCCGAGCTGATATAACATATTCAGCGAGGGTTCTACACAGATAAGCCTGCTTGTCTTCGCCGTTTTAGGGACAAACGTCATCCGACTACCGCCGACAATACGAGTACAACCGAATTTACCGGAGCGGACTTGTTCCGCCTCTTGGTATCTTGGGTGCCACTGTATGTATTGTTGATAATAAGTATCAAGGATCTGATCAGTTGCAGTTAAAGGAGAGGACATGTACTTAGTATAAAACGAAGTACCTGTTGCCCCAAAGGCCACCCCAGGACCGGCTCTCATTTGATTCAAAATATCAAATAGAGAACCAATCAGTGGTTGACCTCCTTTGTGAAAGAAGTCATTAAGTTGCTTTCGGAATTCACCGAGAACAACAAGATCGACTTCACTTTTAGACAGCTGAGAGAGCCAAGATGTGGTCTTAGAAAAGACA